TCATTCGTTGCTATTAAGTTTCCGGCATGATCGTAAAACTCATAAATACCTGGAAATAATTTGCCCCTTCTCACATCCAATGAGTGAATACCTGTTGTAAAAATTCTGTCATAATATTCATACCGTAAGGCTATGTCCTCTGAATCAAAATAAAGCGTTCCTCTTGGTATATGTGGAAGTCCAACTCTTTTAATTTTCCTGAGTGAGTCCTCCATTATATTCATATCTGAGCGGAGCATGACTAATTACTGGCTAAAAGGCTTCCTGCTTCATCATAGTATTGATATTTCCCATCGTTGAGAGCAGCTTTCCGATACACCGGAAGGCTTAAAACGGTTCCCACCAAAACTCCGTCTGCTTCATATAAGACAAGATCAGCAGAATCCATATATACCTTGCCTCTGGGAGTCTGACTGTTTGCTACCTTTCCCAGCCCTGCGGCCATGAGAATGTTTCTATCTGTTCTAAGCATTTTTACCTCCTTTTACCAAACTCCAATAAATATAAGATTGTCGGCTTCATCGAAATATCCACAAACACCGTTCTCTTCTCCTAAATCTGTGGCCCCTCGATATACAGGAATACTGAGAGCCGTTCCGATAAGCTGGCCATCGTGTTTGTTAGCTATTAAATCAGCGGATTCCATTAAAATCTTTCCTCTCGGTTTTATTCCTATTAAATATTGATATTCAGGGCTTCTGAATGCATCCATTACAACATTTAATTCTTCCCTAATCATCTGGCTCTGCCTGCTCAGGTTCTATTTCAAGCCCCATTTCAGGCAGGCTTATCATATATTTGATTCTGTCTAACATATCCCTGTTTACTGTTCTTTTAAGTGTCTCGTGTATGTCGCCTCTCACATAACATTCCATTCCATATTCAACTTCAAGGTCTTCCAACACTCTCTTGCCTTCAGGTGTAGAAAAGGTTGCTGCATAATCGTGTATTCTTTCGAGTTGTGCTTGATTAACCTTCAGCGGCACCTTGTTCCCCCATCTGTTCCATTAAAAGTTTACCCATAGGGGCTGCATCCTTTAATCCAGCGGCTAACCGTTCCATATCCTGTTTCTTTTTCTCTTCAGCCTGTAATTTTGCCCTCTGATCTCTTATTACCTGTATTTCCTCTATCGAATTCATGGCTCTGGAGGGCATACCTTCAACCTCTGCCGCAATTCTGATAACTTCATCCCTATCGAAATTGTCATAAACATCAGGATAGACCTGTCCAATTTGACTGGCAAACGCTATCACTTTCTGCATCCTGGTCATTTCATGGTGCCGTTGAGATTTGGCAAGCGGCCCCTCATATTCGATGTCTATCTCATTGATTCCCATACGTGCAAGAATGAGAGGGGGGGGAGGCAGGACAGGGTATTTTCCTGATGTTGCTCGCATCATGATTCCAAACTCTCTTTCGATGAGTGGGTTAAGTCCCTCTCCTTCAAACCTCCCCAGTGCAGGCCCTAATATTCTTTGCATAAGCTCATACCGGACAGCCACTTCCATTTCCCTCATTTCAGACTTTTCCGGCAGATTAAGCTGGTCTGAGAAAAATACCTGGCGTATGGACTGTCTGAGCGCTTCTTCTTTTATCTGTGAAACATCATATCTGATTTTATGGTCGAGCATCCAAATTGAGTCTTTATCCCGCGCTATGTTTCGCCCGCCCGGATACATCTTGAGCGAGCCGATAACGCCTCCATCTCTTTCAAATGTAGGTGGATCAAGGTCTTTCGCCCATGCCTTTAAACCGAATTCTTTGGCCTTATTTAAAGTCTTAACATCCGGCAAAGCGATATGTCCTCGTCCTCTGCCATAATCTTCTCCTGAGGCCTTAGACCAGCGAGGAACGATAAATGGGAATTCCCAATATGCGCTTGAAGCGATAAGATTCTGATCGTCAAGACCGATATAGTAAGAGACAAACGGCTTTCCTTTAAGGGGTGTAAACTCCATTTCCTTCGGATAGACGCAATGAAGAAATTTAAACTTATCAAAGGGTTTCTTATCCGCTGTATCAGTTATCTTTTTGCCGAGATTTTCTTTGCCAAATTTTCTAATTGCTGCCGCTGCCGTAAGTTCAAATTCTCTGTAAACGGTATCAACTTTTCCCTCTGCATTCTCGGATGTGCAATATTCCGAGTTTGTCAGTGATTTGTACTGTAATCCATTAAAACCAGGATAATATATCGGCTTTTCTTCTATAAATATGCAACCCTGCCCAAAACCTGAAAGATCAAGATAAACCTCATGGATCTCAGACCTGAAGTTCGACTGGTTGCGTGCGGTAGTCATGGAATTAGCGCATATTTCAAGCCAATCCATGATTTCTTTTACTTGATTAAGCCTGTTATCTCTGAGCTTAAAAGAGGACCACACCATAGAAGTAGGCGTTAAGGTTCCGTGCATGGAAGCTGCAAGATCGTTTAAGCCGAGTTCAGCCGTAGAATCATATTGTTTGGAAGTCTGCTTTAAACCGGGGCTTGGTTTATATCCTATGCCAGTTCTACGAGGGAAGATATACTCAGCTATTTCCTCCCATAGTGGTTCATAAACACGCCGTATATCCTTTAGCTCGTTGTTCCTGTCTATATGGAATTTTACTTCTTCAGTGGTTAATGACATAATTATCTACCTAAAATACTTCTGCGGTATACAGTTGGTCTACGCAGCACCCCGCCTTCTTCTTCGGTCAACAGTGACCGTTTACGTTTGGCCCTGGTGATAACAGGCGGCTTTTCAGGTTCTTCCGGTTTTATCTCTTCCTTCTTTTCAGGTTCAACAGTCAGAGGGACGTCGATATCCGAAGGGCCCCCGACATCTCCAATGCCTGTAGGCCCACTAAGCCCAGTAGTGTCTCCTACATCTCCTTGACCAAAATCTCCCAAAGCATTACCTTCACCCCCGAAGTCACCTTCACCCCCGAAGTCACCTTCCTCCCCGAATTCACCTTCATCCCCGTTTCCGGCTCCGCCATCTCCCATTTTACTTCTCCTTCTTTGTCTCATTATTTGCGCTGTTGTACTTCCCATTAATTGCCTTCATAGAAGCTGCGTTTGATTTTCTTTTTCTTTGTAGCCCGCATCTTGCTGGACATAATAGCTCTATGCTGGGCTAAGGCTTCTTTCTTAGTGTCAAATTCAGCTATAGTTTTGCCTTTATCTTCTCCGTGGCAATGAGCGGTTTGCCATTTATTCCCTGCTTTACGAATTGTCATTTTCGATTTAGCCCTGTCCCTCTGGGCGGCAGCTTAGAATCCCCGAAAATACTCCTATGTTTCTTCTTACGCTCCGCCTCAGTCCTGGGCTTCCCCGCCCGCCTTTCGTCATTAAGCCATGATCGTTTAGCCATAATTCCCCCATACGCTTTGTTCTTGTGTCGGAATTCCGGTATATGGATCAAAGTCAGTAATAGTTTTAAAGTCCTCTCTCTGATTCATCGGCTTTGAGTATGTCGTGCCTGTAAGCGTGTACCTGTACCAATTCTCCATGAAATGATCCGAACAGTCCTTACAAGGCTTATTCTCATCATCATATACCCAGCGAGCCACTTCATAAAAATGCCGCTCGCAATCCTCGAATATATAACAGGTAGGCATTCTATTAGGACCACTCAACCATGTGCGGATATTCATAATCCCGCTTTCCTTGTCTTTTGATGCAGCATGTAACCTAACATGTACCTTTTCCAGTGCCTTCTGTAATCTTGTGAACGTATCAACACCATCAGCCCCTATCTCGTTACGCATATATGCCGTGTCACCTTTGGACAGTGGGTCGATATAGGCATCCTCTATGCGCCAGCCATAGCCCCGTACTTTACGTATGATGTCATCTGCCATTTGTTCAGCATTTATGTTCTTCCATGTCTCAGCTATACAGTAATGAATCTCTTGTTTATTCACCGCCCAATATGAAATAGCCTGTGGAGTACTCAAATGATAATCGATCATCACCGTTACAGGCCAATCGGTAGGAACATCAAAGGGTTTTATCTTATGAACACTATCGTCAAACTCTTTCAATACCCTGCCAACCAGAGACTTGAACTGCCCGAATACACGAGGAGGGACATCAGAAGGATCAATATCTTTGATAAATTTCAACATTTTAAGCATGGAAATATTCTTATGTTTATCAATATCAACCACCTCTTCCAGATACTCCTCAGCTCCCCGTCCTTTATCTATAACAGGCTTTCCCTTCTCGACATCCTCATAGAGCAACAAGTCCATGTAGTGCTGTTTTTGCTCCTCATCCAGCCCCATATCTTTTAGCACTTTCATATCGCTTTTAAGTAAATCGGGGTTATCCGTAATCTTCAAATCTTTTACAATCCCTATGTCTTTCCGTCCGCTCAGAACTACATCATCTAATACCCACGCTTCTTTAATGGGAGTAAATGTCATCAGGGTTTTGCCGTTATCAAGTAACAACCCACGACTAAGTGCTTTGTGTTTAGCCTTTGGCGGAGGCTCATCTTCCCAGGCTCCCTGTGCCCTAAAGGATTCAAATAGGGCATCATCTTGAGTATAGGACATTAAGGTAAAAGTGCTCTTGTTATACCATTCCCAGAAATAATCGACTCCTTGCTCATTCTTGGTTGTCTTGTAAAACTCTACCGGCGCCCACTTCTTTAACTCTGTTACAATGGTCTTACCAAGATGCAGCTTCCAGTCCTCACCTGTTATGATGATATTAACCGGAGGCTCGATACCTAAAGATGATTTATGATAATAGTATGTTTTTCCCTGAGATACAATTTCTATAGCATTATCGAAAGGCTTTTCTGATCCAGTCCATGGTTCAAACCCCAATGCCCATGAGATAACGATATTAGCCCCTGCTGCAGTCTTACCTATCTTATTGCTGGCTACTGATACCGATGTAAGCGTATTTCTTATTATCTGGAGTAATCTCTCTTGCCATGGGTACGGCTTCCACAGGAAGATAAGATTCGACTTTTCAAGGGCATTAAGTCGTTCTTGAGGAGTTTCTAAAGCTTGAGTTGGTTTGAATTTAGGTTTTGGCATATACAGTAGACTCAAGAATAAGTCTTCTCCTTGGATGTCTTAATTTTCTTAACGCCTTGGATTCTATTTGCCTAATTCTTTCTTTGCTAAGGTGCGTATGTCCATATAAAGCTGGAAATGGATTAGGAAGTAACTTTCCAATTTCCTCAAGTGTCTTACCACTATATCGTTGTCGTAAAACCCATTCCTCACGAGGGGTTAATGTTGTAAGGACTTTGTCAAGACAAGATGTGTCTTTAGGTATATCGTGATTTTTAAATATGTCTTGTAAGAGTTTTACCTTATCCATGTATAGCCTTTTTAATTTTAAGTTGCCCTCTTTGCCAAGGCCATATGAGCTTACCTCTTAATTTAGAGCGTGTGATAATATTATCATCCTCGCGTCTTTTACGGTAATCCTCGTATGATTCATTAGGGTTGCGTTTCATGATTAAATATTTCTTTAACTGAATCTGATGTAATAGGTAATTTGCCACCTTTTTTAAAATATTGATAACGCATTTCAAGGATAGTGTGAATATCCATTCCTGCTATAATTATATTATCGTCAAAGAAAGCTGAGATAATGTTCTGTTTATTTATAACTCGTGTAAAACCATCAATCTCTTTTATTATTATATTTGTCATGTTTAACCTTTTTTTTTATTTATCTCTTTAGATATTCCTACCCATTTCATTTTCTGGTCTTTTGAATCCCATATATACCTTACTCCGGCAGCAAGAGGAGCATTATCTAAAATATGTTTTGCTTCAGCTATGGTTTTTAAAGAGATTGATTTTTTTGAAATGTTGTTAAATTCAGTCATATTTAAGCCCTTTTGTATTTCGGAAATTTAGAGGGAGAAGTATATCATTGGACATTTCGCCTTCGACCCCCCCCCACCCCCTCTCTGGGATTCAAATCCTGGGAGCTGGGATTGATGATGATTTTATGTACTATCATGGTTCCGATAACATTTATTATGACAACCAACTTTAATCACCAAATACAGGCTATTACTGACTATTCTGTCTTGTAACGGTAACAAATGATATACAATTATGTTCATTAACTCATAACTCCCATGATTGAGTATGCATGAGTAAATCGCAGTAAATCAACGTAAATCGTAGCATTACTTAGATCAGACATCAATCACCTCATTATCTTTATTTTCCCTTGCTTTACGCAGGGCCTCTATATCAGCAATAACAGTCTGGACATTAGCTGTTGAGAGGTCACGTTCGAGGCGTTCCTTATCGTATAGAATACCTGCTGAGACTACTTTATCACGCATCGGAGCCTTTTTAATATCCGATAGGGTGATAGAATTGATTAACCTCTCTTGCATCCCAGCAAGTATATCAGCCCTATGTCTCTTATATTGGTCAACGTGTATTCTATCTATCCCATATCTCTGTAAGGTCTTAATGACGTGACTATGGTCTGTATCTGCTATCTTAGCTATATCCCGAGTAGTGAGATTAGGATGCTCCCGTTTTGTCTTGAGTATAACTGCTTGCTTATGGGTAGGTCTTTTGGTGGTTATGGTGTTAAGTTTTTCAGAGGGCTCTTGCATGATACAAGAGCTTAAACGAAGAAAACTATCTTGTCAAATGCTCTAAGGGGTCACCAGAGTATCATTTAAGTATCATTTAAGGTCATCCAAGGTACTATTGATACCACTTTGAGTAAATTCTAAACATTTTTTTAACGTACTGGGATAGACAGAGATACACCGGCCTAGATAAAACGTGGCTACGTGATAATCCCTAAGAGTCTTCTTTGCCAGGTATTTTGATATTTTAAGGTGCGCTGCGATCTCTCCTATGCTTACCAGTGGTTTTTCATTAGTCATATCATCCTCTCTTAAACGTTGCCTTAGTTATTCTTCTTTGTCTTTATCTCTGTACTATCTCTTTAAATCCGATTTATCGGATTAAGTCTTTAAATCTTTTGACTTACTAGTCTAGTTATATATAAAGAAAATACACTAGGAATATAAGGGCGTTACACGCTCTTGTAACACTTTTTAGATAAATAGTTGGTATCATTAAATAATAACCGATTTTGAAAATGTAACAAGCGTTACAGATCGTTACAGATTGTAACAAGCGTTACAGGTGTTACAGATGTTACAAATTCCATTTATCTGTCTTTCCCCAGGGTGACTGTTGAATAAATTTATAGCCATGCACTAATTTAAAATCACATTCAAAATAATTAGGGTTCTCATTTGTAAAGTTCTTACATTTAGATACTAACATCTTCCCGTGATCTATTGCAAGGGCAAGTCTGGGTTTTTCTAATGTTATATTTCCGCCAATACCGGTTGATCGCTTTGGCTGCTTTTGAATAACAATAATAGCTATTGCGCCATTGAGTTTCTGCCATATCCTTGCTATTTTACCGCCTATCTCGTAAAAATTATCATATATTTCAAGATAATCTATAATATTAATCTTTTGAGCTCCTGGGACAATCACATCTTCAAAATCGTGATCACGCTCATACGCTGAGAATTCCCATTGCTCTAATTTAATGGGAAATTGCTTTAAGCGATCTTGCATTTCAGAAGGTCCCATCTCACTATTAAAATAATGAATATCAAACAGTTTCATATTATCATAAATCATATTAAAACATACTGCTGTTTTGCCACTGTTAGGTGCTCCAGCAATTAAGAAGATATTACCTGGTAGTAAATAAGTATATTCATGTAAAGACTTTGGATCTTTTAAATCTGGTAAAATAGCTAATTCTAAAGTTTCTCTGCTGGCATTAAGAAAGTCAATTTTTTTAATTTTCCTTTGAGGTCTACGGAAAACACCGTCTCTCTTACCATATCTTTCTAAGGTACCGCCTTTTACTAATCTATGAATTGCTACTCTGGCGGCTGCTTTGTCCTTGGGTGATTGTAAATTGAGGGTTTGATATAGGTCACTGGTATAAAAATAACCTTCTACTGTTTCTAAATAATCTACTATTAAGCTGATTATTGTTGGCTTTGGGGTGGGTTCTGCCATATATAACGTATCCGATGTAGTTTTTTAGCCCAGTATTTATTTCTGAATACTGAGAACTCCCATTGTTTCTTATTTGTTAAACCCATAAGCCTGTTATCCCAAGTAGCCAATAAATCAAAAGGCACAATAACAGGCTGATGCTCAAGCAATAGGTTGCTATCCCTGAATAGCTGTATGCATTCGCTACAGACTATCATAGGATTAATAAGAGAGTACCGGCCTGACTCTACATGATAGCGTCTATAGTATAGCAAATGAGTTGATTCAGCCTGCTGGCAATGGTCACATAATAAATCGATCCTAATTTTATTTTCCATTTAACAATTTAGGATTTTGATAGATGTTGCCGATTATTTCAAGAGTATCCGCACCAATCGAATATAGAAATTCTCCTTTTGATATTGGCCCCACAGGAAACAAACCCCAAGCACCAAGCTCGTCTAACCAATCCACAACATACCTTTCGAGTCCCTCATTGGTGAGACACTCCGCTATATCTTTGGAATATATCTCCTTCCCATTCTTATCCTTGAGGCCGGTGTATTGCATGAGTTCAAGGTTTTCGGGAAAAATCTCATGGTCAATTCTATCATTGTTATACCCCTTAACCCATATTCCATTTTCAGATTCAAACATAAATTGCATTTCCAATACATAAACCATGACTTTTAATTTCTTATCCCATGCTCTAAATATTATTTCTCTCATAATTTCCCCCTAAATAAAAAGCAGGCGCACCACTGGCGGGACGACCAGCACCATTACGGGGTGTAATAGCTGTGCGCCTGCTTTTATTATTAATACTTTTATTTGATTGCAAGTCCCTATGTCCCTATTTTAAAAAACATCCCTACCATATACCCATTGATATAGTTTGTCAAGTTATTAACTAAATATCGGTCATGCAATGAGGTATTGCAGTTCTGCAATAGACTTAAACCCTTATCTGGTATAGCTTTACGCAATAGTGTGGTAAATACACCACACAAGCTGTTGCATTTCTGCAATAGTTTTATAGGTAATTATATATAAATTATATATCATAAAAATAATGGCATATTTTAGGCAAACAAAAGGAAAATAAATGTCTTAGTATATCAATAACTTACATGGGTAAAACAAAAGTTGGCATACAGTTTGCTTTAAATAAGGGCAAATGAAAACAAAAACAAAACAACAACAAAAGGAGGGAAGGAAATGTATAACATGGACACAAATAAAGAGTTTATCCAAGCAATAGAAGAAGGTAAAGAGTGTGAAATTGACGAAGAAATATTTGATTACTATTTAGATGTACTCCCACCGGCAGCCATGGGGTCAACAGTTACATTAGTTGATGGGCGAAAAGTAAACGTGCCTTTCTGTTTTGCTGAGGGTGCTATGAATATGATCGCCTTTTGGAGCAAAGACGGCAAATACTATGCACAACAAACAGTCAATTTCAATCCTTATGCCTATGGATAACCTTTCACTCTGCCCTTATTTTGGACTGAAGGATTAAACTTTAACACAAAGGAGAAAACACCATGCAACCACGTCATAAAATAGATTTAATATTCACAGTCAACGGTCAAACAGTTGCAATCCAGGACGTAAGCTCCTGGACAGTAGACGATATTATCAAACTGTTACGACTACAAAAGAAACATTATCCTGACAGAGAATATAGGATAAAGCGAAAGGAGGTGAGATAATGGAAAATAAACATACACCAGGGCCTTGGAGATTAGAAGGAAATAAAATCAAAGGGAGCATGTTAGTTTGTACCATGCTAAATAAAACAGGCGATAAAGAAATAGATGAAGAACTTAAAGCCAATATTAATCTTATTTTATCTGCCACTGATTTATTAAAGGCGTGTGAAAAGGTTGTTAATAATTGGGGTAATCTACACCCTAAAGATAGGCAACAATTAAGACAAGCCATATCCAAAGCTAAAGCAAAATAATCCATCACCCCTGGAGCCTCCCAAACTCCAGGGGGCTTTTTTTATCCTCATTGCACTCTGCCTAATCGATTCCGAGACAGAGATTTATGACCAATATTCAGTTATCAAAGAGCTTTACTTCTGATTGTCATATTATGTTTTTGCTTAAAATTTCCCATGCTGTCGCAACCACGGTTGGAACCTGTCCATTCCCAATGGCTTTAAGTCTGTTGACACGGTCTTTTATACCACTTGCGACTCTCGGAATATTAGGCCATTCGGAGTGCCATATTCCCTGAATAGTAGCCATTGCGATCCAACCTTTTTCTTCACAAGATAAGGACTGCCATGTCTCTTTAATCGTGTCCTGTGAGTTTCGCACAATCCCAAGCGAGAAGAAGGCTTGCCACAAATTGTACAAAACCTTGGAGTTGTCCGTGGCTTTGTTTTGCCATTTTCCCAATGAAGTATCGTATGACAGCTGGCACACAACGTCTGGATATTTTCTGGAGAATTGTTTTTTAAATTCTCGTCCTTGTGGTGTGTGTTCAAATTCTCTGTCGTTCCACATTTCTCGCAACAATCCTTTCGTAATTTCCTTGCATGAAATCGGTATCCATCCTTCGTTAATTCCTTTTGCATTGCTCCATCCTTTCTGCCAACCCATTAACCATTCGACAAAATCGGGGTTCAGTTGTCCACCAATCACATTTGGTAAAGCATCCCTGTTTTCTTCCTGAAAGTTTGCCCTCTGGCTTTTTCCCTTCCAATCTCTCTGTTGTGGCGTAGACCATTTAACTCTATCCGCTAACCCTATTGAGTGACTATCTTTTCCATTTTTCGTTTTTCTTCTGCCAGTAAATGTAATATCCATTTCTGGATGCTCAATTTCCTGGGTTGATGGTGTAGGCCACATCCCCTTCTTTACATAAGTAGTAAGTGTTCGGTCTGATTGACATTTGCTTTTAGGATTATATTCTTTCCCTGGCCCTCGCTTAACATCCCATGCGTTAGCTGTAGGCAAGTAGCCACCATCTCTTTCTCCTGTGTGGGGCTCCACAATCATCAGCTCCCAACACACACCATCGAGCATTATACCCTGCTTCGGCCAGGTCTGCGTATATTCGTCTGATATAGCTGGTAGCAAGCAAACCTGGGACGTTCTCCAAGAATGCGTATCGTGGTTGTACAATGCGAATGCAGTCAATGGTGTAAGGCCACATATTTCTTTTGTCTTGCTCTGCTTTTCGCTGTCCTGCGACTGAGAAGGGCTGGCACAGTTACGGGAAGCCTGCGGTAATAAGGTCAACCATTCCCGCATAGCTTCCAGCAAATCCTCCTGAGTTAAAGTTTCTAATGTCTCCGAAGATAGGTGCGGCATCCAAGCAACCGTCTTTGATTCTTTGCATAAGAACTTTTTGGCAGTATTCTTCATATTCTACATATCCTATACATTGAAACCCTAATAGATGCTGGAGTCCTAAATCTCCACCAGCAGCACCACTGAATAAACTTAAATATTTTAAAGTTGACATTTGTAAACCCTTCACTTATAATAATTAAAAACCAATTAAATGGAGGTTCATAATGGCTTACACACGAAAAGATAAGAAAGCAAAAGATATGTATAGTTTGTATTGCAAGGGTTTCAGCCTTGCGAAAGTGGCTGAGGCTTTCTGTGTAACAAGGCAATCTATTTATAAAATGTTTAAGAGAAGAAACTTTATATTGAGAACTCCCAAAAATCCGCTCCCCTTTATCATGTTTAATGGTAAAAAATATACCTTGAGAAACACTGGTTATTATGGTTGCACAAATGGTCATAGATCACTTTTTCATAGAGATGTTTGGGAGTACCATAATGGTTCTATTCCTGAGGGATATGATATTCACCACCTTGACCGTGATCGAACTAATAATCATATTTCTAACCTTGAGTTGATTATTAAAAGTGAACATTCTAAAAGATATAATACTGGTAAAAACCAATATTCCAAGAAGGATTGAACCGAGCAACCCTCCCCCTGCTCCCGTGAATAGTGATAGTTCATTCATCTCCTGGCCATATCAAAACCTGTTCTATCCAATCGTCACACGTCTCATCATCCTCATGGACATCTTTGTTATGTAATTCACACCATTTCCATTCACCCAACGGGTCTAGCTCGTGATTCCGGTCACTGCAATGATCACAGGTGCTACAAGTTTTCATATCTCCTCTATCTCAATCTCTCCTGTACATAATTTCTAAGAATTTATGGTAACTTTGCACATTTTGATACACTTCATACCCATGATAAAGCAGGTAACTTATCCATTCTTTTTGCTCTTTACTTAACCGACCTCCTTTAATCTTTAACTCAATTATTATCAATCGTCTTTTGGGTGCGAAAATATAGAGATCTAAAATACCAGCCTCATTAACCCCTCTGGAATAATCGTGAAAATACCTGTAATGATGTCGTTTGAGGTAATCAGTACATTTTGATAATAACACTGATTCGGGGCCTGGGTCTGCGAGTTCCTTTGTTAATGGAATATCAGGTTTTGCTTTCATTACCATGGTCTCTAAAAATTCTCTGTCGTCTTTTGTGTAGCCGGTCATATCAGCAACCTCTTAAGATTTGGTTTGATTTTCACCTCAGTAAATTTCTGTAATTCCTGTATCAGTTCTTTGATTTTTTCTGCCGGTGGTTCGTGGAGGTGGTGGTTTTTTGAGTCTGCGCCTATGGAGATGAAGGAAGGATATATAATTTCCATCCACTCTAACAATTCATCTAAGTCAAAATCTAATATGGGTTCAATGCTAATTAGGGTTTCATTGATTAACGAGATAGCAGTAGCTCTTTTCTCAACCTCAGGGGCTTTGGAAATTTCATAGTACCTATTGCTTTCGATGGTAGTTCCAAATATTCTATTAGGGGGAAATCGTTTTTGAAAAATCTCCTGAAGGAATTGATATGGATCTTTTGATTGAAAAAGGTAGGTATTGTCCGGATATTTCTTGCAATAAGCCAAAACATCCAATATCCATTCTTGTGATATTTCTCTGGCCCACATATCCGTACTGCTCCCCACAAAGATTGTATTACCTTCTCCTAAGTTATCCTTAAAGCATTTCTCATCTAATCGGAGAGGACCTATGCTTTCTCTAAATCGTGGGTTGGATTGATAGTAACAGTAGACACACTGATGGCTACAATAGCCCTTGATTGGATTCCATGTTGCGTTGCACCATGGATACATCTGTGAGCCCGGCTTAACTTTATTTAAGCTCACTTCCACCTCCTTATTTCATCTTCTTTCTTCCATTTATTTTTAAGTATTTTTTCAATACATTTCAGGCATAACCCTGCTTTATTTTCAGCAATCGCACCGGCTTTGCCACACTTAGAACATTTCTTATCCATGTCGATAGTTATTGTTGATAATGCACTACAAGCCATCCAGATAGCCCCTTCTGGCAAGGGATGAAATTCCTTTATTTCCTCAAACCATGCTTTCATTTCATCAAAACTATATACGTCTTTTTGGGCCTGCATTTCAGTTTTATCTTTAAATTGATGGTGGAGTTGTATTAGCATGGGTGCTCCTTTGTAAATAAATCCTCTGTCCTGATATTCTCATTTAAGAGGAATTTCCTGTATAATACTGTAACTTCATAGTCTTCCCGAGCTGAATTATGAAATGCTTTATCTGCACCAATGAGATAGTTCATCCTCTGGCGCATAAACTCTCTGCAATGATTGCATACATGGTGCAGGTAATAATTCGTACCTTCGACTTCAAAAGCCGATTCAGGCAATTCCTTTCTACATCTCTGACACGTTCTTTTTGGCATGGTTTTTCCTCCTTGTTAGTTTTCTTTACATTATAAATCCTGCTCCAAAATCTTCTTCATAATAATGCCATTGATTGAGGGCTCGTTTAGCTATTTTATGCTGAGGACAATATCGGTCTGTCTCATCCAAGCTATCAAACATAGCTTCCTCTCGTGTCTTGCCATTTTTCATACACGTGAGACATGGCCTCCGTTTTGGATTAAACCCTCTTTTGCGGATAGATGATTCATAGGCGTGTTGTTTTAAGGCTTTGTTGGGCATGGTGTTATGGTTTATGATATATTCTTTGACTATACGGAATATCATTTAATTGTATTCCTAAAGTCTGAGATATAGTTACAGCATTTTTAAAGTCAGGGCTTCGGAAACCATAAGCCCATGATCTCACCGTATATTGATTTATCCCCGCTTGAATCAATTTCATTTTATTCTTGCGGATTAGTTTTTGAAATGTTAATGTCGTTTTCATGGGTATATACTACTTGTCTATTATTCAAATGTCAATAAAAATCTCACATGAAAAAAGATTGTAATTATTTCAATAGGTTATATTATGCTTTATTATTTTGTTACTTTATGTATAAAAAAGGCTTGCTTTTTCCTGAAAACGTCTATATACTTATATTCACCATGAAAAAACCACACGCAATATTTTTAGGACTTCAAGAAAACATCCCGGGGAAGAAACCTATCCCTCTCTATAACATAATCGGAGGGAAGTTTCATAAGAGCACTGTTACAATGAGTACCTTAAAGAAAGAAGGGATTAAGATTAAGAAATCAAACCATAAGGAGCCACTATGACCGACCAAACATTAATAGACATAGCCAAATCCATTTGCCCCTTATTAGAAGGTGAATGGTTAATTAATCAAGATCTTATAGACCAAAATTATCCAGGTGTATTTATAACAACTCTTGATGGCAAACAGTTACATTTCAGAACTTCCTGGAATAAAAAGAACCATTTGGAAATATCTGGCTCTTTCCATAACCTCTATCAGCATCTACCCTATCAGTGCGAGAATACCTCTATCACCGTAGCCAAATCCAAAAGCCCCGAACAGATTGCACGAGACATTAGAAAACGTTTAATGCCAGCTTACGAGCGAGTCCTTGCTCAAGCCAAAGAAAATAAGATTGCTGCCGATAAACGAGAGGCAAAGAAACAGCATGTTTTAGAGGTTTTAAAAGCGGCAATGGATAAGGCTACTATTAGAGATAATGAAGTTTACCAGTGGAAACCTTATCATATTTCAGCCAAATATCAATATGGCGATATAGAACTAAAACTAACTTTGCCATTAAGCAAGGCCCTAAACGTTTTACAATTATTTAAGGCTTAATATGCTCACCCCAGCAACCATAGCTGATTTAAAAGACAGCTTTTCCTCAATGACCAAATCTGAGATTGAAAAAGCCCTGGAGATATTACTCGATGAAGCCTTTAAAAGAGAGTGGCCGGAAGAAGAATATTTATGGACGTGTGAAAGGAAGGAGGAAGTATGAGAAACAAAAGACTAACCCGAATCGGTAATTATCAAACTGCTTGGGATGATGGTTGGAAAACTCCCTGCATCTTAGAACATCTATTAGTAAGTGAACGCAAAACTAAACATCTTATTCAAGTATTGAATGCTTTTAAGCTCAGGTTACAGGCTTACACAGATAATAAATGGTTTGATGTTGTAAAGGTTTAAAAGGAAGAATCATATACGCTATTATACAGATTTTTTCTGCTTAATAATGTGCGTTATCCACTAAAAATAGGAGATGATATGGATAAAATTGATAAGACGACCCATGAAAATAGCTTAAAGTTTTTAAGAAGCGTGTTCCTTACATGTCCAATAAATGGTGATAGGGGGTACATTGATAAAATCGAGAAAGATCACTTCGTTGTGAAATGCAAAAAGACACAATGGAAGATATCTTTTAAAATTGAAGAATGTGGATAACCACCGCTTTAACTCGGACTCGCTACCGCTCGCCGGTTAAGCGAAGCGTTAGACACCAAGAAGAGGATCAAACAATGCAGATCGAAATTGAAAGCACAGAAAAAATTGTTGAACTGGATGGAGTTCCAGCCAGGGTTTGGGAAGGTCAGACTAAAAGCGGTATCCCGGTTCATTGTTTTGTGACCTGTATATCTCCACAAACAAATGACAACATAGAGCAATTTGAGCAAGAACTGAAGGAGCAAAAAGCACCATCTCCAGCGGTTGCCGCTTACCCGTTCAGGCTTATATTGTAATGTGTCTAACAATCACATGGAGCAGAGCGTATAAAGCTACGCCTGCTCATGTGAGGCGTTAGCTATCAAGGAGAATAATGTACAATAATCGTTTGTGGTTCGAATTTCGCCAACGGTATAAAGATTGTAATGCCCTTCAATCCAGTCTCCGAGATATCACTAAAAGGAGAATGTTGAATAAACGATTTATAGAGCTATGTTTTTGGCACAGTGACTTAACATCCCCGAAGAAATGGGAATTAGCTGTGCTCGCAAAAGCGTTTGGAACGAGACCTGACAAAATTTTGAAATGGATGAATACTTTTTTGAACAGCTAACAAGAGCATTCATCCGACCTGCTCCGCAGGCGGCTGATGCTTGGCGTTAGATGACAAAATGAAATCAATCCTGCTACCACTTCGTTAGCAACGGAGTTAAATCTGAGCTAATCGTAATGCAGCAGATTGACATAAAAAGTCCTTTCCTTACAGACCCTATCAACAGGATGTCATACTGAGAGAGGACACGGCAGAAGCTAAAACAATAACTCTTTATCTGGAAAGGGTAGCATTTTCTACAAGATAAGGTGCTGGGAGTGGCACGCAGTAAGGAGCGGTTGTGAGTGGAGGTGGGGTACTGTTAAATCCAGAGGCCCATACTTATTGTTATAGCAACTCCCAGCCCCTCACAAGAGAGGTATCTTGCCCTTGTTGAAGGAAAGAAAAGCCGTGCAAGCGACCTGAGCATAAGACAGGTGCTTTGGCAACACCATAATTGTTGGTCACTGTCTGGAAACGGGGTACTCACGCCCAGATACACAGTAACATGCTGCGGAATAAAAGATGAGGCTCAAGGGCAAGACACTTAAATAGATATGCCATATATAAGAAAGGAGGTTATTTTGGAAGAACAAATTGAAAAAAGAAGCACTGCTCGTTTTTTACGGTATGACTTTTCAGAAAATGAGAAAGCTATTCTTGCTGAGGAAATGGCACGAAAGATAACAGAAGCAGAGGACATGGAAGACCAGAAAAAGGCTGTAACTTCTGAATATACAGCTAAGATCAATTCTGCTCAAGCAGAGGCACAAAGCAAAGCGAAAAAGCTCACAAGTGGTTTTGAAATGCGCCAGGTCGATTGTGAAGAAATATTGGATTATGAGGAAAAAACAGTGGTTGTTGTTCGGTTAGACACTAATAAACAAATTGAAACACGAACTATGACGAACTATGAGCTTCAACAGTCCTTAGATTTAAAAGAGGCAGCTAATTAATGCCATGACAAAAGAAGTTCCTACAGATGGTTACGATGCCTACATGGAAGGTCTTGATATTGAGGACAACCCCTTCACTGAATGGGAACAGAGGTTCGAGCAATGGGACAAAGAATTTCTTGAAACTGGCAAGAACTATAAGCAAGAAGGCAGATTCAGAGATGGGAGTTTTAAAGGGTAACTAATCGCATAAGGCGGGAAGAGGAGGGATGATGGAACCAGCAGATTTACAGCTTGTACTTTATGTTCTCTTGTTTTTTGCAGGGGTATTTATTCTCTCCTGTATAGTACAGGAAATTTTAAGGTGGTGGAAGGATAGATGAAAACTATAGTTGCCCTGATAGCATTGATAATCGGCATAACCATAGGATGCTTTTGGAACTTCTACCGTTACCAGCCCCTAAAGCTGGCTCAAGAGAATTGGGAGTTGAGGGCAGATGTGAAAGCCCTTAAACGAGCATGGAATAGAGAGTTCTCAAGAAAGTATGGATTGATAGAGGATTAAATGAAACCAACTAAACCAAACAGGACAGGAAAGGCAACAGCAGCAGACACAGTTTTAACTAAAGACGCAACAGCACAATGGATTATTGGTTATTTTAATCCACAAGGAAGTATCCTTGACCCTTCGGCTGGTAAAAATGCTTTTTTTGACA